AGATGCACAGGTTTCCGGCGATGCGCGGGTGTACGACAATGCGTGGGTGTACGGAGATGCACAGGTTTCCGGCGATGCACAGGTTTCCGGCGATGCGCTGGTGTACGACAATGCGCGGGTGTACGGAGATGCACAGGTTTCCGGCGATGCGCGGGTGTACGACAATGCGTGGGTGTACGGAGATGCACAGGTTTCCGGCGATGGGGACTATGCATACGCTCACGGTTTCGGATCTGTCAACCGCACAACGACCTTCTTCCGTCTCAAAGATGGTGGCGTGGGTGTACGGTGCGGATGCTTCTACGGGACGCTTGCACAGTTCCGGGATAAGATCCGGGAGACGCACGGGGAATCTGCGATAGCCGAGGAATACCTCGACCTTGCGGCACTGATGGAAAAAAGATTCAGGAGGACGGGAAATGAACAGAAGACAGAAGAAGAAAGCTGAGACGGATGTTTATCACACAGAATTAAATATCGTCAGTTAGTTTGGGAAAGAACCAAAGCTGGATATTCGTGGGTGGTCCGATGACCACGAGAAGATGACAAAAGGAATCAGCCTCACGGAGGATGAGTTCGTAAAAATTGCCCGTGCAGGGTTAGAAAAATTAGGAGGGAAATAATTATGCAGATTATATTTAATAGTTACGAAGAAATGATGGATTTTATGGAAAAAATTCAGGGGCGTGCGTCGGCAAAGGAAGAGAAGGCAGTTACAACCGCGGAAGAGATGAAACAGCATAGTGTTTCAGAAAGTTGTCAAAGCACTCCTGTATCAGCACCGGTACAGAATGTGCCGTCCGTATCCATGCCGGTTGCTCCGACTGTACCTGTACAGACTGCAGTTCCAACTAGTCGGCACGAGTATACGCGGGATGATTTGGCGCGGGCAGCGATGACTCTGATGGATAAGGGGGGTATGGTTCAACTACAGCAACTGCTTACAAGCTATGGATGTGAGACGTTACAGCAACTTACGGAGGATCAGTTCGGTAGTTTCGCGACATCACTTCGGGGAATGGGGGCGCAGATCTGATGGGACATGATGAAAGAGATCACGCACTCTTAAGTGCATCCAGCGCACATCGATGGCTCAAATGTACGAAGAGTGCTCGATTGGAAGAACAGTTTCCGGATACTACCTCGGAAGCGGCAAAGGAAGGTACACTGGCACATGAACTTGCTGAACTGAAGGTGCGGAATTATTTTAATCCCGGGGACGTTTCCAAACGTAAACTCACCTTTGCAATCAAAAAATTTAAAGAAGATCCTCTGTGGGATGACGAGATGTTGATACATACAGATACTTATATCGATTATATCCGGGATGTATCTATCAAGCTTCCGGCAACTCCGTTTGTAGAAGTGGAGAAACGGGTCGATTTCAGTGATTATGTTCCGGAAGGATTCGGAACTGCAGACTGTATTATGATCCAGGGGAACACTCTGTTCGTAATTGATTTCAAATATGGAAAAGGTGTTCCTGTTTCCGCCGAAGAGAATCCGCAAATGATGTTGTATGCGCTGGGTGCGTATGAAGCATGTAAGATTCTTTATCCGATTGAGCGGATTCGCTTAGGAATTGTACAGCCCCGCCTTCCGGATGGAATTTCGGAATGGGAGTGTACATTGGAAGAGCTCCTGCAATTTGGGGCTTATGCAAAAGAGCGCGCGACACTTGCATTTGCGGGAGAAGGAGAGTTCGCACCTGGAGAAAAGACCTGTAAGTTCTGCCGGGCAAAGAAACAATGCCGCGCACGATCTGACCACAATGTGAAGATGGCGTTCAATTTAGGAGAGCTGCCACCACTGATTACAAAGGAGGAAGCCGGACAACGTCTTTTGGCAATGAGGGACGTAGTTGCATATCAGAAAGACCTGCAGGAGTGGGCGCTGTCTGAATGTCTCGCCGGGAATGAAGTTCCCGGATGGAAGGCAGTGGAAGGAAGACGATCCCGCGACTGGACGGACATGGATGCCGCTTTTGAAAAATTAACTAAGAGCGGTGTTGTGGCAGAAGAAATCCTTTGGGAGAAAAAGCCGCTGACAATGGCACAGGTGGAAAAGACAATCGGAAAGAAAGATTTTGCAGATGCTGTGGGAGAGTTTGTGACCCAGAAACCGGGGAAACCGACACTAGTAGAAGCATCTGATAAGAGACATGCAATTACAAATAAAGTAACCGCACAGGAAGCATTTAAGGAGGAAAATTGAAATGGGAATCGGAGAAGCAACGAACGTAACAACAGAAAAAGCAAGATTAAGTTATGTACATTTATTTAAGCCTTATGCTGCAATGCAGGGGCAGGAAGAAAAATTCAGTGTAACTGTACTGATCCCGAAGACGGATGTGGAAACAATGGCCCGGATCAATGCAGCGATTGAAGCCGCGAAACAAAAGGGGATTACAGAAAAATGGAATGGGGCGTGCCCTCCAATCGTACCGACTCCGGTTTACGATGGAGATGGAGTCCGGCCAAGTGACGGCATGCCGTTCGGAGAAGAATGTAAAGGTCATTGGGTGTTTACCGCAAGTGCGAAGGTAGATTATCCACCGGAAGTAGTGGATAAGATGGGAAATCCGATCATCAATCAGTCAGAAGTGTACAGCGGAATGTACGGACGAGTGAACGTGAATTTCTTCCCTTACTCATTTGGAGGGAAGAAAGGAATTGGATGTGGACTGGGTCCGGTTCAGAAGTTGGAAGATGGGGAAACCCTGTCAGGGGGACACGTATCCGCTGCACAGGCGTTCGGAGCGCCACAGCCGGCATCAGCAACACATCCACAAAATGGGGGAGTTCAGATCAATCCTATCACAGGACTTCCGATGTAATTTTTTGCGGAGTCGAAAGACTCCGCATGTTTAAAAGGAGAAGATACGGATGAGGCATCATCTATCGATAGATATAGAGACAAAAAGCAGCATAGATATTGGAAAAGCTGGATTATATAAATATGCACAGTCTCCGGATTTTGCAATCCTTTTATTTGCCTACAAATGGGATGATGATCCGGTTCAGATTGTGGATCTTGCTACAGGTGAATTGATTCCGGACTGGATACTGGACGAGCTTGTAGATCCGGATACGATCAAACACGCATATAACGCAGCCTTTGAATGGTACTGTTTAAATCGCGCTGGATATATGACTCCTTTGGAGCAGTGGCGATGTACTATGATGCACGGTCTGTACTGCGGATATACAGCAGGTCTGGACGCAACCGGAAAAGCAATCGGACTGCCGCAGGATAAGCGGAAGTTGACAACAGGAAAGGCACTGATCCGATATTTTTGTGTACCATGTAAACCGACAAAGACGAACGGGAACAGAACATGGAACTTGCCAAAACATGCGCCTGAAAAATGGGTGCTTTTTAAAGATTACTGCAAGCAGGACGTAATAACAGAGTACGAGATTTTGAAACGGTTGGAGCAGTATCCAGTTCCGGAAGAGGAAGAGTTCTTATGGCAGATGGATATTCGGATGAATGCGTACGGAGTTCGTGTGGATGAGGAGCTGATCAACGGGGCTCTGGCTATCGACGCGATCAGCAGTGAAAACCTGACGATGGAAGCTATTGATATTACCGGACTTGGAAATCCGAACAGTACCTCGCAGTTGAAAGTGTGGATTGAAAAGCAAATATCCGGAGAAATCTCCGGCTTGACGAAAGAGAACGTAACGGAATTATTGAGCCGTAGTGATATATCAGATGAGGTGAGGAGGGTGCTGGAGATACGTCAGCAGCTCGGAAAGACCTCCATTAAAAAATATGTAGCCATGAAAACCGCAGAGGGAGAAGGAGAACGCGTTCGAGGACTGACCCAGTTCTACGGTGCTAACAGAACCGGCAGATGGGCAGGACGTCTTGTGCAGATGCAAAACCTCCCGAGGAATTATTTGAAGACGCTGGACGAGGCTAGAAAGCTGGTAAAAGCAAAAAACTATGAGGGCGTCCGACTGATCTACGAAAACGTACCGGATACACTTTCCCAGCTGATCCGAACAGCGTTTATCCCTTCCGAGGGGCAGAAGTTTGTAGTGGCGGACTTCTCTGCGATCGAGGCACGTGTGATCGCGTGGCTGGCAGGAGAACAGTGGGTAAATGAAGTGTTTGCTACCCACGGAAAAATCTACGAAGCGACGGCGTCTCAAATGTTCCATGTGCCGATTGAAAAGATTGCAAAGGGGAATCCGGAATACAGCCTCCGACAGAAAGGAAAGGTTGCCACGCTTGCACTTGGGTATCAGGGCGGCTCTAACGCTCTAATCGCAATGGGGGCTTTAAATATGGGACTAACAGAAGAAGAACTTCCGGACATCGTGCAGAGATGGAGGAGCGCAAACCCGAGAATCCGTGACCTGTGGTATGCCGTAGAAGAGGCATCGTTACAAACGATGCTGACAGCACAACCGCATGCGATCAACGGACTGATCTTTGCGCTGGAAAGCGATCTTGTGTATGGGCAACACTTCCTTACAGTACAACTTCCGAGCGGAAGGAAGCTTTTTTACCCGAAACCATTTTTACAGGAGAATCAGTTCGGGAAAGCGGCAATCCATTACTATACTGTAGGTCAGCAGACAAGGAAATGGGAAGTGACGTCCACTTATGGTGGCAAAATGACAGAGAATATCGTGCAGGCAATCGCAAGAGACTGCCTTGCGGAAACATTACGAAGAATTGAGAAAAAAGGGCTGCAGGTGGTATTCCATGTCCACGATGAAGTGATCATCGACGCGCCGATGGATGTGACAGTAGATGAAATTTGTAATCTGATGGCAGAACCGATAACATGGGCGCCAGGGTTAATACTGAAAGGCGCAGGATTTGAAAGTAACTATTATATGAAAGATTAGGGGGATGTCGGATGCAGCATAACAGAAAATTACACATTAGTACCGCCGGCACAAGAAAAACAAAGCACTGGCCGGAAACAGAAATCCTCTGGTCCGAATTTGTAGACAGGGTAAAAACTCCGGTACGAAGTACGGAGACAGTGGAAGAATATCTTGCGATGCCAAAATACCGACAGGATGAATTAAAAGATGTCGGTGGTTTTGTGGGCGGCACATTTGAGAATAATATCCGGAAAGCTGCTTATGTAAAGGGCAGAGATCTTCTGACTCTGGACATGGATAACATCCCCGCAGGCGGTACGGATGAGATTTTGAAACGGGTATCCGGTTTGGGGTGCGCGGCTCTGGTCTACAGCACAAGAAAACACGCTGGGTATGCGCCCAGACTCCGTGTGATCGTACCACTGGATGCGACCGCGTCAGCGGATGAATATGAGCCGGCGTCAAGAAAGCTAGCATCTTTGATCGGAATGGAATTCTGTGACCCGACTACTTTTGATGTGTCGAGGCTGATGTACTGGCCAAGCTGCTGTAAAGACGGGGAATACATCTTTGAAGTATACGATCACCCATTCTGCAGCCTGTCCGGTCTCCTTCAGATGTACGGAGACTGGACAGATATTTCGCAATGGCCACAGGTGCCGGGAACGGCAGCAATCGAAAAGAGACGGCTTGCGAAACAGGAAGACCCGACTACAAAGCGTGGAATCATCGGTGCATTCTGCCGGACATACACGATCTCTCAGGCAATGGAGAAGTTCATTCCGGGGATGTATGATCCTACGGATATTGAGGGACGTTATACCTACACTGGCGGGTCTACGGTGGGCGGTGCAGTTGTGTATGACGGGGATCTGTTCCTTTATTCTCACCACGCAACGGATCCGTGTTCCGGCATGCTCGTTAATGCCTTTGATCTTGTGCGCCTACATATGTACGGTGATAAGGATCGGGACGCGAAAGACGGAACTCCTGTGAATAAACTGCCGTCCTTTGTGGCTATGAGCCATTTGGCAGTTGGCGATAAGGGAGTTTCCGATTTGCTTGCGAAAGAGAAGATGGAACAGGCTCGACAGGCATTCCAAGCAGAGGAGGGAGAGACAGTATCGGAAGATGACCTGTCTTGGATCTCCCGACTTACCCATGACGGAAACGGAAAAATAGAAAAGACGATCAATAACGCGGTGCTCATCTTGCAGAATGACCCTCTTTTAAAAGGGAAGATTGTGACGGATGAATTTGCAAGCTGCGGCTTGATCCTCGGAAAAGTTCCGTGGAGTGCGGGCGAGGAAAAGCGGAGATGGAAAGATGAAGATGATGCGGGCTTCTATAATTATATGGAATTGTTCTACGGGATTACCGGTAGAGAGAAGTTGGATAATGCACTCCTGATCGTGAGTAGTCAGAACCGCATCAACGACGTGAAAGAGTATTTGAAATCCTTAAAATGGGACGGACAGAATCGGCTAGATACACTTCTGAGCGTGTATTTGGGTGCTGAGGATAACGGCTACACAAGGGCCGTCATGCGTAAGTCTCTGTGTGCAGCGGTGGCCCGGGCGGTCACAGGTGGCGTGAAATATGATTATATGCCAATCTTTACCGGTCCGCAGGGAATCGGAAAGAGTACGTTCCTGCGGATACTGGGAAAAGACTGGTTTTCCGATTCCCTGACTAGTTTTGAGGGAAAAGAGGCCGCAGAACTTATACAGGGAACGTGGATCAATGAGGTGGGGGAACTGACTGCTATGACAAAGCAGGAGACCAATGCGGTCAAGCAGTTTTTAAGTAAGACAGACGATATCTACCGTGCCGCCTATGGGCGCAGAACAAACAAATATCCGCGCCGCTGCGTCTTCTTCGGAACGAGCAACGAAGAAGAGTTTTTAAAGGACATGACGGGAAATAGACGGTTCTGGCCAGTGGATGTGGGCGTGCATCCGGCAAAGAAGTCCGTGTGGCAGGATCTGCCACAGGAGGTGGATCAGATATGGGCGGAGGCATACACCTATTGGCTGTTGGGGGAACCACTGTATATGACTAAGGAAGAAGAACAACTGGCGGAAGAGATGCAGGAGAGCCACAGAGAGGCATCCGGGAAGGAAGGGTTGATCCGGGAATTCTTAGAACGTCTGATTCCTTCGAACTGGGATTCCTTAAGCCTGTCGCAGCGCAGACAATTTTACGCAGGAAGCCTGCATCTTCCAAAGGGAACGGAATTGGTAGAAAGAGATAAAGTTTGCGCGATGGAAGTGTGGGCAGAATGCTTTAATGGGGATGTGAAATTTATGAAGAAAACCGACAGCATGGAGATAAACGGTATCCTGGCATCAATAAAAGGATGGAAACGAAATAAAAGCGTGAGACGCTACGGTGTATATGGGACACAAAAAGGATTTGAAAGGGTGTAAACGTTATGCGTATACCATACGAAAAAATGCGGTTTACGGAGAAAAATAGCGATGTAAACCGAGTAAACGGTAAATTTTTAAAAGTTTACGTACTTAGTTGTCAGGAAAACCCAGTAAATGCAAAGGTTTTTAAGTATATGTAAACTATGTAAACCAACTTTCTATAGTAATGAAAAAATATATAGGTTAGGTAAATATACCTGTTGTACCTAATGTACCTAAATTACCTAATTAAGATATCTCATTACATATTATAGGGAAGTTGGTTGCGGCAAGCCGGAAAGGGGTGGATATTCTTGAGAAGAAATTTAAAAGGTGTTCGTTCCGAAAAAACAGAAGAAAGTGAGAAAGAAAAATGCTTGATGAAAATAGAGTTCTCTGTGCAGAAATGCTGTTGTCAAAATTTTTTGTGGGGAAGAAAAGTACAACAGCGAAAGAGGCGATGCTTTATGTGAAGGGGATGATGCAGGGAGAAGGTGTTAGAAAAAGTGAGATAAGAGAGGCAAGAAAACGCCTCAGCATAGGAACTGAAAAAGTAACCGAAGGATACGTATGGTCTTGGGAGAATCCTATTGACCCGGAAATTATGTGGAAAATAAAAAGCGAGGAATTTATGACATGAAAGAAAGAGAAGTAGAAAAAATGCTGGTGGACGGAATCCGAAAACTGGGCGGCAGAGCGTTCAAGTGGGTAAGCCCCGGTAATGACGGTGTGCCGGATCGGATTGTAGTTCTTCCCGGGTTGCCTGCAATTTTTGTAGAGCTGAAAACAATAACAGGGAGACTGACGTCCCTACAAAGGGTGCAGCTGAAAAGATTAAAAGACTTAGGTCAGACAGTGATGGTACTTTACGGGGAAAAAGAAGTGACAGAATTTTTGAAGGAATGTGAGGAGGTGATGCTACATGATGTTCAAACCGCACGGTTATCAGCAATACTGCATAAACAAAATCATTGAGATTAAAAAAATCGGGCTTTTTTTGGACATGGGTTAATGGTTTGGGAAAGACAGTCACGACCCTGACTGCGATCCGTGAATTGAAGTATAACCGGTTCCAAGTGAAAAAGGTGCTGGTGATCGCACCGAAAAAAGTAGCGGAGGGTACATGGACGAAAGAGAAAGATAAATGGGATCACACAAAGATCTTGAGGGTTTCCCCGGTTTTGGGAAGCCAGACAAAACGAATCCGGGCATTAAACACGCCGGCAGATATTTATATTATCAACCGGGAGAATGTATGCTGGCTGGTGGATTACTACCGGAACAGCTGGCCGTTTGATATGGTGGTCATCGATGAGTCCAGCAGCTTTAAGAGTCACAAGGCGAAGAGGTTCAAATCCCTGGCAAGTGTTGGGACGCATATCGACAGGATTGTGGAGCTTACAGGTACACCTTCCCCAAATGGACTTGAGGACTTATGGGCACAGGTATTCCTTCTGGATGGAGGCGAACGTCTGGGACGGAGATACACACAGTTCCGGGAACGGTATTTTGATCCCGGGGACAGGGACAGGGGCAGGGGTGTGATATATAACTACAAGGCAAAGCCGGGAACGGAAGAAAGCATCTTGCAAAAAATTTCGGATATCTGCATCTCCATGAAAGCGGAGGATTACTTACAGCTTCCGGAAGTCACTTATCACGAAATCCCGGTAATGCTGGATGATAAATCAAGAAAAGCCTATGCCGACTTGGAACGGAAGATGGTACTGGAGCTTCCGGAAGATGAGGAGGAGATTAGCGTGACTAGTGCAGCGGCGTTAAGCAATAAGCTTCTACAACTTGGAAACGGGGCGATTTATGACGAAGATCGGAATATCCACGAGGTGCATAACTGCAAGATCGAGGCATTTATGGAGTTGATTGAATCCCTGCAAGGAAAGCCGGCACTGGTGTTTTACAATTTCCAGCATGACCGGATCCGGCTGTTGGAGGCGCTCAAGAAAACAAAGTTGCGTGTCCGGGAGTTGAAAAACACACGGGATGAGGATAATTGGAATGCCGGACAGATCGACATCCTTCTGACCCATCCGGCAAGCAGCGCTTACGGACTGAACCTGCAGCAAGGTGGAAATCATGTCATTTGGTTCGGATTGACATGGAATTATGAGCTGTACACTCAAGCAAACAAGAGATTGCACCGACAGGGGCAGACAGAACGAGTGATCATCCACCACCTTGTGTGTGCGGATACCCGGGATGAGGATGTGATGAAGGCGTTGGAAAAGAAAGATGATGTGCAGGCATGGGTGATGCAGAGCTTAAAGGCAAGGATCAAAGCAATTAGGGAGAAGCAGGTATGACGAATGCACAGAAAAAAAAAGAGGATTGAAAGCCACTGGGATCATCCGGTGATCTGTCCGGGATGTGGAAAAGAAATCAAACCGGATGATGATATGGGGAATGTGGAATATGTGAGGACAAAGAGAAAAACAGATATTTTCTTTCATACAGAGTGTATGGAGAAAGTATGGAAATAGAAGACATATGAGGTGAATCGATGAAAGATGAAATAAAAAGCATAGTAACAATCATTGAAGAAGTTTGTGAGGACATTTGCAAAAACTACTGTGAGTACAGAAATACGATAGACGACTACACAAATATTCTAAAGGTTGGCAAGATGGAAGTATTTATGACGAGTATAACCCTGGAGTCTTAGATTTGATATTGCTTTTGAATACAATGAAGGTACCCGTGTTTATTTTATCAACAAGAGAACCAAAACAGATTAAAGAATGGTGGGATAAGCAAGGGTTTAGTATGAAAGCAGAAATTATTAATTCTGACGAAACATTTTTCAAAGAACTTAGTTTTGTTGGCATAACGAGAACAAAGTTGCCGGCACAGATTTATGTGGATGATAGGGCGTATCGATACACAGGACAAACAGTAAAAGAGTTCCTACTTGATTTTACGGAGGTGGAGTGATGAAAATTCCGAAGAAAGTTCAAAGACTTATTGACCGGCGCGAGAAACTTGCAAAGAATTTGATTGACGTATGTAATGAATTAGACACATGGCTTGAAAAGAATGGCGCAGATTTTAATGATTCTGATTTAGTGGACAGCACGGTGACAGGATGCAGGATTTATTGTGAGCCGGAAAATGCAAAAAGTGATGTTGAAGATTATATAAAAAATAGAATGTGAATTATACTTAGGAGATGAACTATATGGAAATATTAGAGAAGATTTTGGAAGAGGTAACGCAATATACAAAAGATGTATACGAATGCGATCTTGACGATATCGTTGAGTATCAAAGAAGAAACAAAGAGGATAAATGTACATATATTGTACAAGGAATTGAAGAAGCAACAGAGTTTATCCGTTCACACATGGATGAAACTATTTCTGAAATGGAAAAAGTTGAAAAAGAGAAAGTAACAAGCGCAGAGATAATAACCAGACAAATTGATGGAAAACCATATTATCATATTAAGTTTAAAAAAGTCGGTGAAGATGAATACACCATAGGGTATAGTTCTTTCAAATTGGATTATGTTGTTAAATGGCTTAATGATTACTTTGAGTTTTACGGAGAAGCAAAGGTATCTTGTGATGATAACGGTTGGATTCCGGTACAAGGGCGGTTACCGGAAGATAATCATAAAGGAATCTATGATATGCAACTGGTTACTCTTGAAGATGGAGAAGTATGTATGGGAGTGTATAATAATCGCGAAAAAGAATGGTGGACTAGAAAACAAGAGGGAGAAAGATGGTATACAAATAAGCATAATGTTATTGCATGGCAACCTCTTCCAGAACCATACAAGGAGGAAAAGAAATGCTGAGATACGGCGAGTGTGATATGCAACGAGAGAGTGGCGAATGTCCGTTAGATCGGTTGAATTAAGTTGATTTTAATGGAGAGGTAAAAATGGAAAGCGATGCGGGAAAAGACGGATCACGGAAACGAATGTACAGAAAGTGTTACGACGTAGAGAAACTGAAAAAATACGTGAATGAAGGAAAGTCGAACGTAGAAATAGCATATTTGTTAGACATATCAGTAGCAACGGTTATAGCTGGAGTGAAAGCGTATGGATTAAAAGGGATGCGGAAACGTGGCAGACCGAAAAAGGAGCTGATACATTGAGCAATACAAACGAACCTAGCGCTGCCGCGCTGATCCGGGCGCAGGGGCAGCAGATCCGGCGGGAGACAACGTGGGAATATTTACAGAGACGATGTGGATTAAGGGGTGATGCGGGTGGAGATAACAAAGGAGCTGCTCCAGGGATACCGGAGTAAAAAGGATGAGATTCTGGAGCTGGATTACATACTCAAAAACCGATGGAGAGATGAGGGGTTGATAGGGAATGACGTAATCTTTGATTACAGCAAGGGATATCCCATGCCACAGGGTGTGGTAGGATTCGACAAGGAGAAGTATGATCGCCTTCAGGACCGGGATCAGCGACGGAAGGAGCAGCTGGAGCAGGAATGTGTGGAGATAGAGGAATGGGTGGAAGCGATAACTGATAGCATTACAAGGCGGATCTTCAGGATGTGCTTCGTCGAGGGGAGAAAACAGAAGGCGGTTGCGAAAGCGGTACATTTAGATCAGAGCCGTGTGAGCAGAAGAATTGATGATTATTTAGAAAACGCATAGCACGCATAAAAAGCATATGTATAATAATACTAGAGCCAAAAGGCAAAGCGCCTGCGGCTCTTCCCCCTACTCTTGCATAAACCAAGTAAAGACGTCCTGCATTTGCGGGGCGTTTTTTGATTTAAAGAAATGCGTATAAAATGCGTATTTACTATTGACAATGGATATATTTATGCGTATAATATACGTATAAAGAGAAATGGTGGAAACCATGACATATATACGGATGGTCATAGGAGCGAACCCATTCCGAGACATCCAGATATCAACGAGAGACTTGCAAGAAACATTATTAAGAAGTTGGGACTGAAATAGTCCCACTTTCTTGAAGTTTTATTAAGTGAGAACGCGTTTATATGTGTGGAGGAGGAATCACAATGAAAGAAGGAAGAAGGGCATATCCTGTTGTAATATCGAAAGAAGATGATGGATTTTTCTATGTGGAGATCCCGGATTTTGATATTGCGACACAGGGAATGGATATTGCAGACGCAATGGAAATGGCAAGGGATGCAATCGGTCTCATGGGAATAGACTTGATGGATGAAGGAAAAGTACTTCCGGAACCCAATATTGCAGGAATTAATGCGGCAAAAGAAGATATTGTAACATTAGTTGATGTTGATTTTGTGGAATACAGAAGAAAGGTGGATAACAAAGCGGTAAAGAAAAATTGTACGATTCCATACTGGATGAATGTAGAAGCAGAAAAAGCTGGAATCAACTATTCAAAATTGCTTCAGGATGCGATTATGAGCGTTCTTGGAATAACAAAAAGTGCTAACTAATTCTCTAGTTATATAAATTGTGAATAGCACCCTTCGGGGTGCTTTTCTCATACATAATTCCATTTCCTGTGCACATACTATCCCCGAGGTGATGGTATGAACAAAAAGCAGCAGGAGCAGGAAAACAGACAGAAGAACTTGAATAAGTTCAACAGCATAACGGAAAAGGTAAAACCGGAGAATCAGAACCAGACACACAATGTCCGGTCTGAAGCGGTGGAGCCGAAGAACAGACAGGTATAAGGCATCCGAAAGGGTGCTTTTCTAATGCAAAATTTTAAGTAGAGGAAGGTGGTGACGTGGCGAATTATGAAAACATAAAAGATAAAGGATTTGATCATCGAACAACGGACGAACTACGGATTATTACATCAAAAGGAGGTAAAGCAAGCGGAGAAGCGAGGCGTCGGAAAGCAGATTTCCGGAAGACGCTGAACATGCTGCTTACTGCTGAAATAGATAGTGAAGAATGGAAGCCGGTTCTAGAGGCACTTGGTGTTGAGTGTACTTTAGAGTCAGCTCTTTTGATGGCGCAGATTAAAGAGGCGTTGGCTGGAGATACGAAGGCAGCCACCTTTGTTGCAAAATACTCTGGCCAGTCTTCTGAACCTGACGAGAACCGGTTGAACCGTGAAGCAGATACAGAGCTTAAGAAAGCACGCAAGCAGGCGGTTACTGGTGAAAATGAAACGGAAGAGGCTCTTGATAAACTGGATCAGATACTAAAAGAGGTGCGTGATAATGCAGTTAAGCAAGAAACAGAATGAGTATATTGTGAATGCGACGCATCGTTGGAATATTAAATCCGGAGCTGTGCGATCCGGAAAGTCTTATGTCGACACTGCGTTTGTGATTCCTTTCCGGATCAGAGAGCGTGCAGGCAAGCCAGGATTAAATGTGATTCTTGGCGTATCGAAAGAGTCTATCGAACGAAATGTTTTGCAGCCGATGCGAGAGATTTACACAGACAAGTTGATCGGAACGATTAACAACCGGAATGTAGCGCGGATCTGTGGAGAGGATGTTTACTGTCTAGGAGCAGAGAAAATTAGTCAGGTGGCAAAGATTCAAGGGGCATCCATTAAGTACTGCTACGGAGACGAGGTGGCAAAGTGGAACAAGGAAGTGTTCCAAATGTTGAAATCTCGTCTTGATAAACCATATTCCTGTTTTGATGGATCATGTAACCCGGAGCATCCTACACACTGGCTAAAAGAGTTTCTGGATAACATAGAGCTGGATATTTATTTGCAGAGATACACCATTTTTGACAATCCTTTCTTGCCAGAAGAATTTGTGCAGCAGCTCTGCAAAGAATACGAGGGTACAATCTATTATGATCGGCTTATACTAGGAATGTGGAAACGTGCAGAGGGGGCAATCTATAAGCGTTTTGCGGATAATCCGGATGCATACCGATGTGAAGTTGTGGAAGAGCTGAATCCGGATGCAGAAGTGAAGCAGTTCAGGAAGGAAGATATCACATCAATAGAGATTGGTTTAGACTTCGGTGGAAATCAGTCCGGTCATTCTTTTGTTGCCAGAGGATATACAGACAATTACAGAGATGTAATTGCACTAAAATCCCGTAGAATCATGGCAAAGGATGAAAATGAGGATATAGACAGCAATATGCTGGACAAGATGTTTTGCGACTTTGTTGGAGAAGTGATTGAAGAATATGGGGTTGTTATCCGACACGGAGATTATGTGGAATATTGCAATGTGGAAACCGTTTATTATGATAATGCGGAGACGGTTCTTGGAAATTCTATTCGGAACGCAGTGGAGAAACAGTATCCTTGGATATCGGTTCGTAAGGCAAAAAAAGCAACGATAAATGACAGAATCAGATGTACCGTCAAGCTCATGGGAGCAGGGCGGTTTTTTATTACAAAAGACTGCGAAAGCTTGAAGACGGCATTTTCGGATGCAGTTTGGAATAAGGATGTGAAAGATAAGGATGATCGCCTGGATGATGGCAGCACAGATATCGACAGTTTGGATGCGTTTGAATACACGATCGAGCGTGATATGAAATACCTGATTGAAGAGGTGGAAGATGTTTGAGGGATTAAAAAGATTTTGGAAAGGATTTATGCGTATGTTTGGATATACGACATTAAAACAGATCGTTGGTAAGGATATTACTCTTTCTGACAACATGATCAATGCCATAAACCAGTGGAAACAGATGCTGAATGGACAGGCAGACTGGATCACTGACAGTATTGTGTCTTTGGGCATAGAAGAGGGTATTTGTAGGGAATTTGCAGATTGTGTTTTGGTAGAGATGGAAACGAACCTTAGCAATGAGCGGCTGGACAAGATTTATCAGAAGAATATTTCAAGTCTGAATGAGAATCTACAGGAAGGTCTTGCACTTGGATCATTTGTCCTGAAACCGCTCGGAGAAGCTACTGCTGAATTTATATCTGCGGATAAGATCATTCCAATCAGCTTTGGAGATGATGGAAAACCGAATGATATAGCTTTTCTGACAGTGAAGAAAGTCGGAGATACGAATTACTTCACGCGGTTTGAAAGACATTATTTCATAAACGGAAATTTGACCATAGAGAATAAATGTTTTCATTCTCAGACAGCAAGTGATATCGGTCTTCCGTGTAGTTTGGAAGCAGTAGAAGAATGGTTGAACATCAATCCGGGACCTGTTACATATCCGGGAATGAATCGAATGGATTTTGGTTATTACCGGAATCCGATTAAAAATAAAGTTGACGGTTCGGCATGCGGTGTCTCTGTATACGATTCGGCAACAGATCTAATTAAAAAGGCGGACATCCAGGGGGCAAGGCTTGACTGGGAGTATGAATCTGGGGAACGCGCCATCCATGTCGATGGCAAAGCATTAAAACAGGATAAATCAACCGGAAGATTTGGAATGGCAAGGCTTAATAAAAGGCTTTACCGAGGTTTGAATTTGGAAGCAGGGAAAGATCAGGAGCTTCTGAAAGAGTATTCTCCGGAAATGCGAGACGAAGCCTTTAAGCGTGGACTTGAAGAGTATAAGCGAGAAATTGAATTTTCTGTTGGCTTGGCTTACGGAGATTTATCGGATGTGCAGGAAGTCGCTAAGACAGCAACAGAGATAAAAGTATCAAAGAACCGGAAGTATAACCGGGTAACGGCAATTCAGAACAATCTGTATGATTGTTTGGAAGATTTCGCCGCAGGACTTGCCTTTTACAACAGCATGTTGAATTCCGGGTATGAGTTTTCCTGTAAATTCAACGATTCTATTTTGACAGATGAAGAGACAGAAAGAAAGCAGGATATGGCAGATGTGGCGGCAGGCTTTATGCATCACTGGGAATATCGTATGAAATGGTACGGTGAAGATGAAGAGACTGCAAAGGCAAATGTTCCGGCGCAGAATCAAGTTATGGAGTAGGTGATCTAATTGCGAGGAGACTACAAGAAACGGTTGTCCCGTCAGATCGAGAAACACTTCTCTGATCTAGAAATTCGGATCATGGAAGATATCGTTCGCCGGATCCGAAAGACGGGAAAAATAACGAGCACTGCTGACTGGCAGATAAACAGATTGCGGATTCTGGGATATTCTTCTGAGGACATTGAGCAGATGTTGAAAGAAACACTGAATAAATCTTATCCGGAGATGTTTGAGCTATATGACAAGGTAATAGACTGGGAATATGTTCGGAATAAGGAAGTATACGAACAGGTTAATGCAGAATTTATTCCTTACGAAGAGAATGAGGAGTTGCAGCAGATTACAGAAGCTCTTATTCGGCAGAGCGGAGATGATCTGCAGAATATTACAAAGTCTTTGGGGTTCTATCTTGATTACGGTACCGGAGAGAAAGTTCTTACTCCACTGGCGCAGGTGTATCAGAAATATCTTGATGCTGCTTGTATGGATATTGTTTCGGGAGCATTTGACTATAATACAGTCATAAGAAGGGTAGTAACGCAGCTGACCAATAGCGGGCTACGGCAGATCGATTATGCATCCGGAAGAGCAAACCGAATCGATGTGGCAGCTCGTAGAGCCGTTATGACTGGGGTATCGCAACTGTCAGGAAAGATATCTGAAATGAACGCTGAAAAGCTCGGAACGGAGCATTTCGAGGTGGAATGGCACGCCGGAGCTCGTCCAACTCATGCGGTGTGGCAGGGCAGAGTATATAGCAAAGAAGAACTTACGACGGTGTGTGGTCTTGGAACTGTGACCGGGCTACTCGGTGCGAATTGTTATCATATGTATTATCCTTTTGTTCCCGGCATTTCTGTTCGGAACTGGACGGATGAATGGCTGGAAGAGCAGAATCGCAAGGAAAACACGCCGAAGAGCTTTAACGGCAAAGAATATACTCTGTATGAAGCAAAGCAACGTCAGAGACAGATGGAGACCTGTATGCGGGCGCAGCGTGAAAAGGTTGAGCTATTGAAGAAGGGTGACGCTGATCCGGATGATATCATGATTGCAAGAGCCAAGTATCAAGGGCAGTTGAATGAGTATAGCCGGTTCTGTAAGAAGATGGGGCTGACAGAAGAAAGAGAGCGTATCTATTACGATATGCGCGGAAGAGTAGCCACAAATTCAAAGAAACAGAATGCGCGGTATGCAGCTGACATGATTCGAAATGCAGATAGAGATTCAAAGCAGTATTATCGATACAAAAACATACTTGGAGATGATGCTGGAAACCTTGCTGATTTCCGGCAGATGAAGTATAATGAACCTAAGAAATTTAGTGTATTGAAAAAGAAAGTCGATACATATTCTGATATCGATAAAAAGGAATGGTCTTCTGAATTTAAACAGAAGTCAAAAGATGCGTATGTAAGATTTGAAAAAGAGGGTATATATTTGTCAGTTCACGCATTGAGTCGACTGCCAAGATTAAATAAGCCAGGTTATCCGAGCATTGAAGAAAGCGATGTTCTTACAATAGTGAGAGGGAACCCAAATTATTCAGAGGGAGAAAGCAAGTTGATTTTCTTTGACTTGGGCAAACAACTTGTTGTGGTGAAAAATAAAGAAACAGATGATATAGTTTCTATTGTAAGGCGAAAAATGCCAAAGGAGGTGTGGGAACGTGTTTGAAAAGATAATGAATTATATTAAAGAATTTTTGGAAGATACACCAAAGGATATTTATGAGTTCTCAATTATTTTGGAAGATGCTTTGGTAGATGATTATGATGAAATGCACAACGAACAGCCAAGGGCAACGGAAATTCTCGCAGATGAAACCCCAGATATTTGCGCTTCCGCAGAACCCGGTATGAAGCCGGATGAAATTGAGGATTTCAAACGAAAATTAAAGATTGAATATGACAAGGCTATGAAAGCAGTCGTATAGATACCATTCATTCTTCGGAGTGAGTGGTATTTTTGTACCCAATTTTAGGAAAGGAGGATTGTCATGAAACTTTTTGAACAGGATGTAGGAAAGGAATGGTGATCCAGTTATCTCCCGTTGAGACGCAGGGTGACGCGTCATATTTTATTGTCTTTTTCCGGCAGACGTAAAAGAACGGAAGAAAGGAGAGTGTAATATGAAGGCAGAATTTTTAAAAGGACTTGGATTGGAACAGGATGTTGTTGACAAAATCATGGCAGAAAATGGAAAGGACGTTGCTGCGGAACAGGCAAAGACTACAAAAGCCGAGGGAGAGCGTGACAATTACAAAGACCAGCTTGCAACTGCAACAGAATCTTTGGAAAAGTTCAAGGATGTAGATCCGGCAGCCATGCAGAGTGAAATTGATAAGCTCAATCAGCAGTTAAAGGATAAGGACGCGGAATACGCTGCCAAAGAAGCAGACCGCATTTTCTCAGATACCATCAAAGAAGCCATCAAGACAGCCGGAGGACGTAATGAAAAAGCAGTGATGGCCATGCTTGATATGGACGCTCTGAAAGCATCTAAGAACCAGTCTGAGGACATCAAGAAAGCATTGGAAACCGTGAAGGAGTCCGATGCTTATTTGTTTGGTTCTGACGAACCATTTATGAACGCAGTCGGAGCAACCGGAGGCAGTGCCGATGTTGGTGGAGATAATCTGTCAGCAATCAGGGCAGCTATGGGACTTCCGACAAACAAATAATTTTTATTTTTAGAAAGAGAGAGGTAAAAAGATATGGCAAATACGATTGCATTAAGAAAAGCGTATGCTACTATGCTTGATGAAGTTTATAAACTGGCATCTCTTACAGCCGTTTTGGACGGACCGAACGAACTTGTAAAAGAGGGTGCGAATGCAAATGAAATTTTGATTCCGAAAATGACGATGTCCGGTCTTGCAAATTACAATAAGCAGACAGGATATGTTGCAGGTGACGTCACGCTTGAGTACGAGACTAAGAAGTGTACTTATGATCGTGGCCGTATGTTTACTGTAGATGCGATGGACAACATTGAATCTGCAGGTGTTGCCTTCGGGCGTCTTTCCGGAGAATTTTTGAGGACACAGGTCGTTCCGGAACTTGATGCTTGGAGACTTTCATCTTATGCAGGATATGCACCATCTGAAAATAAGGTTGCGGAAGCGATCGCAGACGCGAAAGCTGGAATTGCAGCGATTAGAAAAGGCAAAACCGCTATTAAAAATGCGGAAGCAAAGCCGGAAACTTGTTATTTGTACATTTCCGCACAGCTTAAAGGGGACATCGAGGATCTTGACACTACAGCATCTAAGAAGGTGCTTGATGGTTGGGCAGGTGTTATCGAGGTGCCAGAAGGACGTTTTTATGACAAAGTGACTCTTACAGCTTCTGGAGCCGGTGGATTTACAACAACAGGTGGTAAAAAGATTGATTTCTTAATTGTTGACAAGAATGCAGTAATTCAGAATCAGAAACACACTGTATCTAAGATTATTACACCGGATGCGAACCAGGATGCAGATGCTTGGAAGTTTGGATATCGTACCGTAGGTATCGCAGAAGCGAAAGATAATAAGAAAGTGGCTATCTATGTGCATACTGCAGCAGCATAAGAATGGGGGATCGTATGCAGGAAGTGATTTACAATTATTATACGGATCATTATGGAGGGCGTGTGATCCCTGAAAATGAATTCTCGTATGTGATCAAAAAAGCGGAAATGTATCTGCATTCGTTCACTTTTAATCAACTCGAAGGACAGCCTTATGACAACATTGTAAAGAATTGTCTCTGCGATATGGCGGAGGCAATCTACAAAGTTGAGAAACAGGGAGATGAGAGTATCAAGAAGTCGGAGAGCACGGACGGATATTCCGTATCTTATGTAACTGAGATTGCAGACGGTCAGAACCCGCAAGAAGTGTTACGCAAGAAACTGTACGGTATTGCGGAATGTTATTTGATGAATACCGGATTTTTATATCTGGGGGTGGAGTAATGCTGACTAATACGGGTATTACGATCTTCAATGCGTTTTCGGATAAGAAGTCTAAGAAAATCGTGTATGTTCCTCATTACATTGACGCCGTATGGTTTCATGCGGATCAGAAGACAGAGATTGTAAATGGTGGGTTGAACAGTGCTGATGCGTACAAAATTCGCATACCGTATGAGAAATGCGAAAACTGGATTTCAGCGTCAGAATTCCGGAAGAGCAGTGGCGTCTCAGGCAAATGGACTGTGCAGAATGGTGACTTCTTTATGATTGGAAGATGGACAGGGGAAAACGTGAGCGGTATTGATGAGATACGCAAAAATGCAGTCGGCATTGTCGGTAAAGTATTGAATCATTCCGAGAATTTCTTCGGCGGTTCAAAGCACATCCGGATAGGAGGGGGATCTTAATGGGGGCACGAATCAGAATGCAGATAGACCCTGCAGATAAAATCTTGCTCAAGAGAAGTCTGAACAAGAACGGGGAAGGACAGAGGTTCTTTACCCATGAAGTACGCAGATTATCCGATCCATACGTTCCGAAACGATCCGGTAAGTTAAAGAATACGGCGGTAGAAACAAAAACAAGCATTACCTACAACACTCCTTATGCGAGGAGACAGTATTACGAACATAAAGGTGATGGGTTGCGTGGATCACACTGGACAGAGCGGATGTGGGCAGACCGAGGCAAGGAAATTGTCCGGTCGGTAGCTGCTTTTTGTGGAGGTAAGACAAAATGAGCGTAGCGGTAAAGGTAAAGGAATTTATAGAAACATGCCCTTTTCTGAAAGAATTCGAGCAGGCAACATTCCCAGTAGTGAATATGGATGTACTCGAAGATCAACCAACGATGTACAGCATTGAAGAAACTCCGGCAGACCCGATCATAAAGAGGTATGCAAATGGAGATTCCGTGAGGCAGTATGTATTTTCACTGTGCTCCAGAGAACTGTATGGACCGGCAGAAAATGAGGACACTGCGAAGTTTTATGAGAAATTCTCTGACTGGCTGGAGGACTGCACAAGAGAGGGAATTCTTCCGGTATTATCCGGTCAGTTACAGAGTAAATCAATCAGGGCAACAACAAACGGTTATCTATACGATAATGAGGGAACAAGTTGCCAATACAGGATACAATGTCAATTTATTTATTTTAAACGGAGGTAGAACAATGGGTAGTAGCGAAGTGACTCGTGTGATGGCAGCAGCTGTTGCAGCAGGAACAAAAGGTGGAGTAGAACAGAGATATCAGCAGCCGGATTATATTGATGTGAGTGGGGGGACTGGGTCTCCGCAGTATGAACTGCTTGGTTTTGGAGTAACGCAGTTGGATAATTCTCCAGCGGCGAAGACATCTTCTAAAAGATACGTGAATCAGAAGTCAGCAACGCAGTCCATAGGATCTTATGAATGGACAGCACCATTGGAATTTGACTTGATCCGTTCGGAAAAAGCAATCGCCTTTATTGCAGACATCGGAGAGAATGAGAAAACCGGAGCAGAAGCAGAAACACTGTATGTGAAAGTCTATATGAACAAACCGGTTGCTGATAAACAGAATACATTCGAAGCAAAGCGCAGAAGAGTGGCAATCGAAGTTGCTGACTTTTCAGACAATGACGGAGAGATTCAGGGTTCTGGAAATCTTCTCGCTGTATCTGACTGGGTAGAGGGATCGTTCGACACAACGACAAAGACATTCACGGAAAAAGGCGCTGCGGCGTAATTTTGATATGATCTGAGAAAGGAGATATGCGAGATGCAGATTCGTGGAGTAGAGCTAGATTTTCGTTTATACGATGAAGATAAGGCGGATGTGAAAAATCGGTATTTTGAAGAACTGAAGAAAATGGGTGAAATCAAAAAAGAAATGCCGTCCGGTACTGAGGCAGAAAAAAACAGATATCTCTGCAGCAGGATTAAGGGTATGTTTGACAATGTATTCGGTGAAGGTACCGGGGAAGCGGTATGTGGAGACGGAAATGATCTGCTCATGCACTTGGATGCTTATGGGCAGCTTGTCACGGAGCAGATTCGACAAAATGAAGTTTATGAAAGAGTGATGGATTCACTGAAGAAGGTCGGCAAGTTTCCGGCTCTGAGATCATGAGCACCTTAACAGATTCTTTCCCGGAGAGTGTAACAGTGAGCGGTGTGGAATATCCGATACATGCGGATTTCCACACTGTTTTACGTTGCTTTGAAATACAGGGAAGAAAAGCGGAACTGTCAGAGGATGATCTTCTTTTCATGCTGAGATTGTTTTACAACGTAAAGCGGATGACCGTAACGGAAGAGCATATCGATCGGATGTTCTGGTTCTTTTCGTGCGGAAGGGAAAAGGAGAAAAAGAAATTTCCGAGGAAGATTGCAGGGATCAATGACAAGCAGCCGTTTGACTTTGAGGAAGACGCAGATCTGATCTATGCGGGATTTATGCAGCAGTACGGAATCGATCTACAGGAATCCAGTATGCACTGGTGGAAGTTTATGATTCTGCTGGAAAACCTCGGAAACGGTACGAGGTTGCAAAAGGTGATGGAGTACCGGACGATCGACACAGGGAATAAGAATTTATCCAAAACCGAACAGGAATTTTACCGGGCGATGCAGAGGTATTATGGATTAGAGCCAAAACTTCCACCGATGAGCGAAAAGGAAAGATTGATCGAAGAAGCGCTGATTCACGGAGGAGACGTGAGCAAATTGCTGTAGAAAACAAATGAGATTCCTTGTCTTTCATTGTGAGCACTGGTATAATCAAAGCGTGGTGTGGAAGGAATGAGAAATGGAGGAAAAAGTAAATGAAAAAATTTTTGAGCGTGCTTCTGGCGGCATGCTTGTGCTGCGGAATGCTGGCAGGATGCGGGAAAGAGAAAAGTATTACAAATGATTTTGATTCAAGTACGAATCAAAATGAAAATATAGCAGGGTATTCTTTTGAAGTGCCAGAAGCGTGGGAGAAAGGAGAAAAATTCACTGAAAATACACTCTATTTTTACCCTTCTCAAGGTATGTTGACGGTAATGTATTCTGAGTCAGAGGTAAGTATTCTTAATGATAGTGATAGAGAATCATTTATAGAGGGGATGGCATCCGGCTTTGAAGAGTTTAAATTGGTCAATGAATCCGAGACAGTTGTTAATGATGAGAAAGCTTACAAATTTGAGATGAAAGTCAAAATGGCAGGAGACGATTATTCGGTATCAATGGTGACTTTTGATTGCGGATTTGGACTTGTGAGTTTTATGCTGGGGACTCTGCAAACTTCTGATGAAGATTACAGCGCAGATTTTGACAAGGTACTGCAAAGTATAGAAAAACCGTTACCATTTACAAAGACAATAGACGATGTATGTTTTATGTATTCTATGTTACAGTCATCGGATGAATATAGTTTTGTTTCTGAAGGAGTACAAGAAGCGTCTGATGGGTCTACAATGGAGATTCTTTATGAATCAGAAAATGGTGCGATGATAACTATTTTGGGGGACGAAGATGAAAACTTGACTTTAGTATCAGTATCGGCAGAGGGAGAAGAATATTTTTCATCAATGTGTGTAATGGCACTAATAGGATCAGGAGTATATAACAATAATTCTTCAAAAGAAATTCCATTGAACTTATCTGCGGATAGCTTGAAAGAGTTAGGAACAGAGCCTACAGATGCTATAATCGAAGTGGCAAACGGAATCTCATACTTCCTTCAAAAAAATGATGACGGAAGCTATCGAATGATAATACAGCGCGACGCAGAAACTAAGGAAGATTATTTGCATTAGAAGAAAAATGTATGCCAAGAGAAGATGGCTTAAAACAGCATAATGATAATTAGAACATCTATCAGAAATGGTAGGTGTTCTTTTTATACAAAAATTCAGAAAGGTAGGTGAAATAAATGGCAGACGGAAAAGTTGTAATCGAAACCGATTTGGATTCGTCGGGGATAGAAAAAGGGTTAAAAAATACCGAAAAATCAATGAAGGCTCAAGCGGCAACTCTTGCGGCAGAATATCGGAAACAGGGGATGAATGCGAGCGATGCATTCAAAAAAGCGTGGAGTGAAATTGAGCGATCATCTGGTATGTCGTCAACTTCTGCATATAAGCATTGGGAGTGGTCGAGTATCAGTATCAGTGGTGCGGTGGAACGCATAAGCAATGTTGCTAAAAAAGGATTAAAAGTAGCAGCCGCCGCAATAACAGGAACAGCGACGGCACTTGCCGGAGTCGCAACTGCGGCAGCCAAAACCGGCGCTGATTTTGAGTCGCAGATGTCGCGTGTAAAAGCAATTTCCGGCGCAACTGGGGAAGAATTCGAAAAGTTAAAGGCACAGGCGATCGAGCTTGGCGCAGAAACATCGTTTTCGGCATCACAGGCGGCAGAAGGGATGGAAAACCTTGCGGCGGCAGGATTTACGACAGCGGAAACAATGGAGGCAATGCCGGGACTTCTTGACTTGGCAGCGGCATCAGGAGAGGACTTGGCAAGTAGTTCTGACATTGCAGCGTCCGCCCTGCGAGGTTTCGGCATGGAGGCTTCAGAAGCGGGGCACGTTGCCGATGTGCTTGCGGAAAATGCGAACCGGACAAATTCTTCTGTGGCAGAAACCGGAGAGGCGATGAAGTATGTAGCGCCTCTTGCACGGTCAGCAGGACTATCTTTTGAGGAGACAGCAGCGGCAATCGGTATTATGGCGAATGCCGGCATACAGGGAAGTCAAGCAGGAACAACGCTCCGCGGAGCAATTTCAAGATTGTCTAAGCCGACAGATGATATGCAGAACGCTATGGATGACCTAGGTATTTCTTTCTATGATGCAGATGGGAAAATGAAATCCTTGTCTGATCAGGTTGGAATGCTTCGGAATGCAATGGCCGGAATGACGGACGAGCAGAAGAATAATTACCTTGTTACTCTTTATGGGCAGGAATCGCTTTCGGGAATGTTGGCGTTGATCAATGAGGGCGAAGGTAAAATCAATGAACTGACAGCGTCTTATCGAACCTGTGACGGATCAGCGAAAGCTGCGGCTGAAACGATGCAGGATAACTTAAAAGGAGCGGTGGAGCAGCTTGGCGGATCAGCGGAAAGTCTTGCGATCGTCTTCTACGAAAAGGTGTCAGGAGGCTTAAAAGAGGCAGCACAAAGTGCAACAGAAAGTGTAAATCACATTACAGACGCATTGACAGACGGAGGAATTGCAGCGGCTGTGAATGTGGCGGGAAATGAATTTGCCGATCTTGCAGTAGCAGCGGCATCACATGCCCCGGAAATGATCGATGCGGCGGTTAGCTTTATCGAGTCGTTTGCATCCGGTATCGTAAACAATAAAGGAAAATTGCTTGGAGCTGCCGGGGATGTAGCAGACGCGCTGGCCAGTGGTTTGGCGGAGTTGCTTCCGAACAGTTTACGAAAACCGGCGGAAAAGGCGATTGATGCACTTTCCGAATCGTTGGAATCAGGCGGGTTAAAAAAAGCCGGGAAAACGGCTGTAAATACGTTAGAAAATGTAATCGATGTTGTTGGGAAACTGTCAGATGCTGCGCTTCCTCCGCTTACGAAAACCTTAGATTTTGCCGGAGATCACTTGGATTTGCTTGCCGCATCTGCAACAACAGCTTTTGTAGCATTTAAAGGCTATAAGGTATTGACAAGTGCAAATAAAGCAGCCAAAACTTTGGCAGCGACAGCGAAAATGTTGTCCGCGGCAGAAAAAGCGAATGCTCTTCAAGTTCTTGCAGCCTCCGGAGCACTGACAGCAAAAGAGATGATTGTTGGCGTGTGCACCGGAAAGATTAAACTTGCGACGGCGGCGCAGGCTGCTTGGAACGCCGTCATGAAGGCAAACCCGATCGGACTGCTCGTTACTGCAATCGGGGCTCTTGTTGCTGGAATCGGCGCGTATGCACTTACTCAGAAGCGCGCAGCATCTGCCACAGGAGAACTAACGGAGAAGCAAAAAGAAAATATCGAAGCGTCTAAAGAAGCAATTAAAAACATTGAGGAAGAGGCAGCAGCACGTCAGAAAACGATTAACGCCAGCACAGTGGAAATAGATCAAGCTGAGTCCTTATGGAACGAGCTGACAAAAATCACCGATGAAAATGGGCGTGTAAAGGACGGTTATGAGGCAAGGGCGAATTATATCGCCGGTGAACTGTCGAGCGCGCTTGGAATGGAGATTGCCCTGACAGATGGGGTGATCGGTAATTATCAGCAGCTTACGGGATCAATCCATGATCTGATTGCCGCGAAAAAAGCACAGGCGGTTATGGATTCGATGGAAAGCGAATATGCACAGGCAATCCAAGAGCAGGCTGAAAATGTAGCAAAACTGGCGCAGTCCTACAATGATGTAAACCGACTCCAAGATGAGAAGCTTGCACTGGAAGAAGAGGCGGCAGAATTAGCGAAATCGACAAACTATGCGGATGCAAGCAGGTACGCTGAAATCAAAGATGAATTGCAGGGCGTCAATAATAAGCTGAAAGAACAAAAAGCGGCTTTCGATGTAAATCAAGCGGCTGTGAAAGATAATCAGAAAGTGATTGCTGATTACAACAAACTGACAGAGGCTGTTATGAGTGGCAGTACAGAGGAAATTAACAGCGCATTGGCGGAAATACAAAGCGGACTGGATACGACTTTGGATTCCGGGTCAAAAGCAGCTCTTGAACAGGCGCAGACAACTGGGGATTCTTTATTGTCGATCCTTACGGCGCAGGAGCAAGGGCTTGCAGAGGTGCAGCAGTCTACGATTGATAGTACTGCGGATGCGATGGGAGTTGCACTTAATACAATCGGATCATCTTCCGAAAATATGAAATCGTTGCTTGAAAGTGTCGGTGCAGATGGCGCACAGAAATTGCTTACCGCGATGAAAAATGCAGATCTTGAAGGGAACTTAAGCGAGGAAGCGAAAAGCGGAATGCAGGCGATGATCGCGGCAATCGAAAGCGAGGATGGAACACTTAAGTCAACCGGTAAGGATTCGGCGTCAAAATATGCGGAAGGAATGGAGAGCCAGTCGGATCGCGCAAAGACGGCAGGTAGAACAATCAACGACAGCGCAGATTCAGGGGCAAGGTCAAAGACAGGATATGATGCAGGATACGGGTTTGGTTCAGGATTTGTGTCCGGAATCCAAGCGTGGGTCGGTCAGGGGGTTGTGGCAGCCGCAAATTTGGCGGCACAAGCGTTAGAGTCTGCAAAAACAACGATCGACTCCAATTCCCCTTCAAAAGAAACGATGAAGCTCGGCAAGTATTTCGGGCAGGGTTTTGAGCTTGGAATTGCCGGTGAGAAAAAGCGTGTAGGAAATGCATCGAAGGAGCTTGCAAATGTAGCGCTGCAATCGCTTGATATGTCCAGTGTGACAGATCGGATGAGAGAAACGATGGCGTTGAATGCTGCGAGGGTAACAAGATCCTTTGGAATTGAAACAAACAGTATGATCTTAAATAAACACCAGGCGGAAATGATGCTGCACTTATCCGATACAGAAATAAATCGGCTTGCAAAAGCGGTTGGGAAATATACTGCAGCAGTAGTGCAGAAACAAAAGCCTGCGCCAATTTATTTGGGAACAGAGAGGATCGACAAGTCACTGCCGAAAGGAGCGATACCACGGATATGATAAAAGCATACTATGAAAATTCTAAAGGAGAAATACTGAATCTGCTGTCTTATCCATTTCTTACCGCAGAGGCTGATTGGTTTGACGCAGAATGGGAGGATGATGTCGGGGGATTTATCAGGACAGTGCAGCTTGATGTTTTTGGGAAGAATGAGGAGGATGTATCCCAAAATATGGAGCAGTTATATCGTGTTCTTGGTGCGGATGCCGAAGCTGGAAAATTTGGAAAGCTGTATGTGAATGATACATATCTCCCATGTAGGATCAAAGCGTCGAAGAAGGTCACTTGGAAGTCATTTACTGTAATCGAAACCGAACTGTCATTTACGGCAGAAAAGTTATCATGGGTGATGGTGGAAAGCAGGTCATTTTATCCGCAGACAGAAGCCAGTGCTTTAGAAGGCTTGAATTTTCCGTTTAATTTTCTTTTTGATTTTACGGACGCGCGAAAAGGAACTGCAGTATGGGAAGTTGATCATATCGGATCAAACGATTATCAGATGATAGTGTATGGTCCGTGTTTGAATCCACGTATCTTAATTAATGAGCAAATTATTGAAGTTTTTGTGACGCTCGAAAAGGAAGAGTATATGATTATCGATAGCCGCGATTATACTGTGCAGAAATATCTCGTGAATGGAACAGTTCAAAACCTGTTTCATGATCGAGCTTTGGGAAAATCAATTTTTGAACAACTTCCGTCTGGTTTACTGAAGATCAACTGGTCGGGGGAATTCGGATTTGATCTTACTCTGTTCTTGGAGAGGAGGGAAGCAAAATGGTAATACTGGCTGATCAGGAGTTGCGGGAACTTGGTGTGATAAAAGATTCCAACATAACAGTAGATCTTAATGGCGACAGGACATTTTCTGTACAGATTGCCCGGAGTAACTGGCGTGAGGAACTTACATTTTCCAGTCTTATCTACATTATGGGTACTGAATACGGCGGGATCATCGGCGAGATCCTGACAGATACCACGCTAGACTACGTGGAGGCGAAAGGTTTGTCTTGGCGGGGACGTCTCGCAAAGAAGATCATAGAGCCACCTGTCGGATCAGACTATAAGACCGTATCCGGCGAACTGCATACAGTCATGAAAGAACTGATAGAGCCCGAATTTGACGGGCTCTTTGTTGTGTCACAGGAAGATACCGGGGTGACTGTCAGCAATTATCAGTTTGATCGATACTGCACCTTATACGATGGTATTGTGAAGATGTTGAAAAGCAAAGGGTACCGGTTGCAATTATCATTCCGCCGGGAACAGAACGAGCTGGGATATCTCTATATTGAAGCAGTTCCGATCGTGGATTACTCGAACCGAGTCGAGCTGTCCAAAGACTGCAAGCTTAACTATACGATGGATGATAAGCGCGATGGCGTGAATCACCTGATCGTGACAGGAAAAGGAGAATTACAGGACCGAAATATCCTGCATCTGTATGTACAGGAGAATGGTGAGATCGAGACGAAGAAGCATTACACCGGACTCCAGGAGATTGCAGAAGTTTATGAAAATACTTCGACAGAAACGGATGAGCTTATGTCCGCCGCAGAAGATCGGCTTCGATCCTTGGCAGGGAAGAAGACGTTCAAAATGGATGTCGCAAAACTCGGGATAGATGTGGGTATCGGTGATATTGTAGGCGGCAGGGATTATCTGACAGGATTATATATGGCGAAACCGGTGGAAAATATCGTTTACGAGATTATAAACGACGTTGAGTCAAAAACATATAAATTGGAAGGAGACGGCGAAGAATGAAAATAATGACAGGAAAAGCAGGAACACCACATGTTACCGCGCAGCAGTTTCGACAGTTCGTGGAGGGCACTGTGGGGCAGGAAAGTTATATTTTGACAAGCGGGGATCTCTTAGAGCCGGAACTTGTATCGAACAACAGCCTCAAAATCCGAAGCGGAATTATGAGTCACCACGGTAATTTATCTACGGTGGATTTAGGTACATACGACACAGTTACAATCAGAAATGGATCACAGGGAATGAAGCGAATTGATCTCGTTGTGAACAGGTATACCAAAAACAATGAGACCGGGATTGAGAAAAATGAGTGGATTGTAATTATGGGAAATCCGACATCAGGATCCCCGTCAGTGCCGACATATACGCAAGGAAATTTACAGGAGGGGGATCTCGTTGACGATTGTCCGGTGTTTGAAGTGCACTTGAGCGGGATTAATGTAACAGATGTAAAGAAGATGTTAAAGGTTGTGCCATCAATCCCTACGATAAATAAAGATTTGTCGGAGTTACAGTTGTATCACGATAAAAAGACGCTCACACCGACTGATCTCGGATTGAACACTGGGATTTGGAAAGTAATAGCAAACAACTCTTACAAGATTGGTAACGCAATACATCTGAATATGGAAATCTACACAACCTCTATAATTGTTGCAAATAATGTGTACAACAATGCTTTTACGATACCGTCACAGTACCGACCGTTAATTGATACTGCTGTCAATGTAACTGCATCAGATGGAGCGTATAAAAATCCAGTTGCCTGTACCTCTTTAGCAAAAGCAAACGGCAATCTGTTTTTCTGCATCCCAAAAGCTACAAATAATTACCTTTTTATCGACGCTGAGTGGGAGTGTGCTTGATAATTAATTACTTTTTGGTGTATTTAATTGTAACGCATCTTTCCTATTGCGTATTCCAATCGGAGTCAGAAAACAGATC